CGGCCGGGTTCTCGACCGTGTTGCCGTACCCCAGGGTCTCTTCCCAGGTCTGGCCGAGGCCTTCCAGGAAGGCGACCTCTTCGGAGGTACGGAACGTCTCGACGCTGCCCGACATCTCGGCCAGCAGGCGATCGACCTGGCTGTAGCCCTCGAGATCGCCCATGCCGAGATAGGCCTTGCCCGTCGTCGACTTGCTGTAGCCGACACCAGCGTTCAACTGGCGGAAGGCGCCGCGCGGGATCGAGGTGCGATAGCTGAAGCCATGCCCCATCATCTCGGTGCCTTCCTTGAAGGGCATGTCCTTCAGGGTCGGCGTCGACTGCGAGAGCAGTTCGGCGATGTGCATCTGCTTGCCCGCGGCATCCATGCGGGAAGTAAGATCGCTCAATGTTGGCCAGCTTCCGGTCGCCATAGAAATTCTCCTTCAGACTTCGCCGTTACTGACGGCCATTGGATTGACTGCGGGGATTGTCGTGCAGGGGGTTGCCCCTCGGAGCGGTCTCATTGACCGTCTTGACATTGGCCAGTGGCAGCGGCGCGGGCTCGTCGAAGCGACGGGCCACGTTGTGGAGCAGCTTCAGCATGGCGCGATGCGAACCGGCGCCGGTCATGTCGAGCATCTGGACGAATTCGTTGTAGTCCTGCGTCCACTTCGGTGTGCCGCGCGGAGCGTCGGAGACGAACATGTCGCGCATGCGGGCGATGGCGCCCTTGGAGGTGTTCCAGGCCGAGCCGCCGATCTGTTCGTCGGCCATCGCCTCGGTTTCCCACGCGCGCTTGGTCTCGCCGAAGACGCGGAACTGTTCGTCGGTCTTGAACTTGTCGTAGTCCGTCAGTGCCTTGGTGTGCAGGTCGATGAGTTTCTGCGCGCCGGTGTCCGGGTTGGCGCGGAATTCGTCGAACGCCGCGTGGAGTTCGCCCTTGCGGGCATCGTCCATGATGATCGTCTCGGGAATCTCGTACTTATACTCGTGCGGCTCGGGTTTGACCGGTTCCTGCGGGACTTCCTCGGCCTTGACCTCTTCGGCCGGCTTCTCGGGCTCGACGACGGGCTTTTCCGGCTCAGCGGGCTTCTCTTCCGCGGGCTTGGCGGGCTCGACCGGCTTTTCCTCGGCAGGCTTCTCCGCCGGCGGCTTCTCGCCCGGAACCTCGATGGCCTCGAGCAGGCTCGGAACCTTCTCTGGGACGACAGGCGCTTCGGCGACAACCGGCGCTTCCGCCGCCGCAACGGGCGCCTCAGCAACCACCGGCGCAACAGCAGGGGCCTCGACCACCGCAGGGGCAACCACAGCAGCCACGACCGGCGCTTCGACGGGCTTCTCGTCAGCCATCATTTACCCTTCTTGGGAAAGAGCGGGTGGAATTCGTCGAGCAGGGCGAGCATCCCGGCACGATCGGCGACCGACCACGAATGGTAGAGGCGCAGTCCGAGATCCTTCTGGCCGCGATACGCCCAGGTCGCCTCAGAGTGCGGATGGCCGTTGGGCCCGAAGCCATAGCGATCCTCAAACGCGCCGGCGGCATCGAGGATGCTCCAGAGCAGTTCACGGCCTTCGGGATGGGCCAGCACGCGCTTGATGTAGCGGTTGCGCGCACGGAGTTTTTCCTTGGCTGCCTGCTGGCGCCGGGCGATTTCTTCCGGATTGGCTGCGTCGGTGAATTCCGGCAGGAGTTCGGGGCGATCATGGAGTTCATCGGTCATCAGTTCATCGCGCCGGCGGGGACGAGCAGTCCGCTGGGCAACTTGACGGCGACGGGGCGGTTCTGGCGGTGCGGAGCGGCCTTGGGCAGCGGCAGGATCATGCCGCGGCGACCGGTCTTGGCGGTGCGCAGTTTCTCGGCCTCAGCCAGCGCGCCTTCGATCATCTTGGCCATGGCAAGGAAAATCTGCCGGGCGCCCCGCGACCGGAGCACGTCGCCGATGCGCTGGTGGAAGCGGGCCATGTTGTAGCCGAAAAGCTGCCAGCGCATGTCGTCGCGGGAGTAGCCCATCTGGCGGGCGGACCCTTCGATCAGGTCCAGTTCGACGATCAGCTTGCGGTAGTTCGGACCCTGTGCGGGGACGGTGGCGAGTTTCCCACAGAGATCGACAGCGCTGCGCAAACTGGTACGCAGGCGATCTGCAATCTCGACTTCGGAAAGTTCGGACATTGGGGCCACAATGCGACCAATGCCCGTCCCCATTCAACGGGTGGTGGCGCAACGCGCCGCAATCCATTACAATCACTACCAATAGGGCACGGGGAAAAATGCCGGACATCAGCAAGGACGATAAGCTCCTCTCCCGGAAGGAAGCCGCCTACTATCTCCAGGAACGGGGATGCGCCGTTTCCTATGGCCACCTCGTGAATCTCGGCACCAAAGAGAACGCCAAGGGCGGCCCTAGTTTCTACAAAGACGGTGGCCGCGCCGTTTACAGCGTCGTCGATCTGGAATTGTGGCGCCGCAAGCGCCTGCGACGGATCGAGTAACGCCACCTTTCGTCCGCGCCGACGTTACCTCCGATCACCGGAGGACCGTCCATGTTCGAATCGATCGTTACGCTTTTGATTTACATCTGCCTCGTCGTCGGGGTGATGTTCCTGATCATCTGGGTTCTGGGACAAATCGGCGTGCCGCTGCCCGCCCAGGTCATCAAGATCGCGTGGGTGATCGTGGCGCTGGTCTGCCTGCTCCTGCTGTGGAAGGCACTGGGTCCGGCGCTCACAAGCGGCCATCTCCCGGCCTTGCGCTGAAACGAAGAACGCCGCCCCGTGGGGGAGCGGCGTTCGACAACAACACAGGGAAGAAACGACTGCCGAAACCTTGGGAGATCATCGGGCACGCAGATGATGCGCTGGTTTTCTGGATTGTGCAAATGGGAAAAGCGAGGGGCTTCCACCCTCCCCGTGATCGTTGCGCTTCGGTCTAGAACCGCCCGCTAAACTCCAACCACTTGAAGCACGTTAGGTGTAGGTGCGCTCCACCAGATTCACGCCTAACTCGCGGGGCCAGCAATTCCCGTTGTAGTCGTCTGGCCCGTTACATTTACCCAGCTGATAGAGCGGAAGGCTCGTCTGGTCCCGGCTGTAAAAACTCAGTGCGATAATCTTGCCTCAAAAAGACGGCGCTGACAACAGGCCAGCGCCGCCAAAAGACACCCGCCGAACAAAGCGGGCGCCCCCTCTAACCTCCGGGTTGAGTCGATCCCGTGAGCAGGTGATTCAGCATCGATCCACCATCGACCGGCGTTTTCGACAAGACGCTAGCCGCGTCGACCGCAGGCTTGCTGAGCTGGGATGCGGCCGCCTCCTGCTTCGCGCGCTGCGCCTCCTGAGCCCGGATTTCGTCGTGTTGCTTCACCTCGGCCTCGGAGTAGGTGCAGGTGATCGGGTAACTGTTGAGCTGCAGGTAGTGGGCCAGCGAGCGATCGAGGTTCACGGTGCGGATCGGGTCCGGGACGCCAGCGTTCTTGGCAGCGAGCGAAAGCTGGCCCATCGTGACGAAGCCGTCCTTCATCGCCACCGACTCGGCAGAGCGCTGCGCCAAGCGCATCAACGACTGGTAGGTGATCTTCAGCGGGGTGCCTTGCAGAGAAGGCGGCAGGTCGGGCAAGATCCCGCGGCGCTGCATGATGTGGATAATGCGCTGGATCGCGGGACCCGCGACTTCGTTCTCGAACAGGTCGATCACCGGGCCCAAGACCTGAAGCCGCTCGAGATCGCGCTTGGTGAGCTCCAGTTCGTTGCGCGGCTGCACCCCGGCCATTTGAGTAATGGCGAGAAACTGAGGGATATAGAAACACGCCTTGATCCGCTCCGAGACCTTCTCGATATCCATCGTCAACGGCTGGAGGGCCTGCGGCTGGACTTGGAACGCCGGCGTGAAGGCCGCCTTGCCGTTAGCCGTGTTCACGAACGTCACCATGCCCGGCATGATCGAGGCCGGCTCGTTCTTCATTTCCGGCGGTGCCGTCATAGGCGGCCGCACCAGCTTCTCGAGGAACTCGGCCTTGCGCAGGGTCTCGGTCTGGACCTGCTTCTGGTCGCCCAGCGCATCCATCCCGGGGCCGCGACCGTAGGGATCGTTGCTCACCACCGACCAGCGACCTGCCATGAACGGCTGATCGTGGAAACCCTTCAGGCTCAGCGGCGTCTGGGACTTGCGACCGCGCAGCCAGTAGACCTCGCGGAACGAGAACTTGCCGGGCACCACCGTGATCTTCTTGCCGCGGCCGCGCTTGCTCGAGATCGCGAAGTTCGGCTCGATCGCGTGAGCGACCACGAACTCCTGATCCAGCGACGCCCCGCCGGTCACGAAAAGCTGCCGGACTTCCTGCGGGCAATTCTCGAACGTGAACATCTCCACGATCTGGATCACCGTCAGGGTGAACTCGCGGTACAGCGTGTCGACCGTGAGGCGCGAGCCCGCTGCCAGGAAATACTCCCCGACGCACGGCAGGTAGCACCGGATCACGTCCTCGTCGTCCTCGTAGACGATCAGCGGCGACGTCCCGAACACCGTGACGTCCTGAAAGAACTGCGCCATGGTGCTGTAGAAGTTGGACCGCGCCAGAACCGCGAGGATCTGCGAGGCCGCCTTCTCAAGCCACTGCTTGCCGTCCTCGTCGAGCTCTACGTTCGACACCGCCGGCGCAAAGCCGAACCATGGCCGCGCCGGATTGGTGAGGCCGCTCCACATGCCCGAAGCGCACGTTGTCGCCGCGAGGCAACCGGTCGAATCGATGATCGCGTCGTTGAGGTAATTGCCGCGATTATAGGTGTTGGCCTGAATCTGCCCCTGCCATGCCTTGGACCGACGCGGCAGGAAATACGTCCCCAACTGCTGCCATGTCGAAAGCCACGTCCAGCGCCAGGAGCGAAGCCCCGCCATCCGGCGCTCGAGATGATTGAACAGCGCCTCCCACTCGGGGGCTTCGTTCGGCTCGGGGGCCGATAGCGGCTGAGCCGTCAGAAGCGTCGCGCCCATCGCCTCATACGGAGCGACCTCGCTGCCCTTCAGGCTGTCCAGCGGCATCTACCGCACCAAAAGCGAGAAACCAGCCAGCGCGCCCGCACAGATCGAAACCGCCGCAGCAGTCCCATGCACGATCTGCCAATCCGGCTTCACCGTCTGCACCATGAAGCAGACGTAGGTCAGCCCGATGCCCGCCAGACCGACCTTCCACGCGAACTCGTTGTGGGTGTGATAGCCGATCGCCACCACGAAGGCCTGGAACAGCGCCGAGAAAACGACGGTGAAGCAGGCGAAGAGCATCTGCTGCCAGGTCATCTACTTCTCCCCGGACAGGAGGGTCTTGCTTCCCGTGGGGGCCACCGGAGCGCCCTGCGGTGACGTCTTCACGGTATCGGCAAAGCCACCACCCGCGGCCGCAGCAGCCGCAGCGCGTTGGGCGGCCCCTGCACCCTTGACGGTATCCGAGGCATACGTGGGCGGGTTGGGCGGAGGAGGCGGGGGCGGGGGCGGCGGGGGAATTGCGCCGGCGCCACCACCGGCGCCACCGCCTCCGAGAGCAAATCCCATGGTCAGATCACTCCGGACGGAAAATAGCACTTGCGCATGCCGTCACCATACCACGCTACCGCTAGTTCTGAAAAGGCGAGTACGGGGTGAAAGCCCCGCGTGGAGTTTGGCCTGAGATACGGTCTAGGTCGCTGAAGGGCGAATATCCACCATCAGTCGCAGAGCGCACTCGGTTTGGACCGGTGGACGCCTTCTTGCTCACGGGCTCGGCAAAGGTGAGTGCGCAGTTAAACACAAGGATGCCGTTGGCATAGTAGGCGTTATCTCTTTCGAGCGTCAGATTGTAGACGTTGGTCGGCGCCACGCTTTCTGTTGCTACATGCGCGAGAGCAACAGAGCGTGGGGCGATGCCTGTTCGCAGCAAAACTTTTACCGCACCAAGCGCAATCCCGAGCGTCCGTGAAGTAACGCCGGAAAGCCACTGACTGAAAGCACGCATTGGAACAGAAGCGAGGTGATGCTTCGCTGAACATTGTGCTTTTGAATTTCTTGCCGCACTTGGCACATTCATACTCGCGCGGTTTTCTGGACTTGAAGGCTTCTTCGCCATGCTGCCGATGCCACTCGATCCCCTCTGGAGAGGCGTGCCATTCTGCGGCGAGAGGCTGAATTCTCTCAAGATGAGCGCGGTTCTCTTCTCGGACTCCGGGCCGCTCGAAATACTCGGCCATGTGATCGGACGTGTGCTTGCCAGATGGCTTGGTCTCCAGGTTGTCCATGGCATTGTTGCGCCAATCATGGTCGCGATGATGGACGACCATACCCTCTGGAATTGGCCCATGAGCCTCAGCCCATGTGCGGCGATGCAGAAGGCGCTCACCGAAGACTGTCTCTCTGGAGCTAAAATACCGGCCGCTTTTTTGAAGCCAATAGACTGTGCCCCTGAAAACAATGCGCTCATTCTTTGCCATGCGCTGCGTTCCTCCAATGGCGAAAATACCATTGTCATAGTAGCAGCATCCAACCTAACCTTTCCATGGGAATAGGCGAATATTTCATGGTCTGGCGTCCCTCTCAGCGTGGAACCATTTGAAAATCTTGCAGTGGTAATCGTTGGAGATTCCCACACCGACGTCCGCTTGATCTTGGAAACCCCAAACGGAGTTAGAACTTCATCTCCGACGTGAAGTGTCTGGATTGGGGCTGCGCCATTCGGCGTAGCAACCATGGTACCTTCAACAAAGCACGCATCGCATTCGTCGGGTGAGAATCCGATCTTGGCTTTGATCGCATCCTTGTCCTCAAGAATCATGCGGTCACCCTTGAAGCTGTACGTCGTGTTGATCAGCGCCTCACGAAGCTGCTTCCCGCCCTCCGTGTCTTCTGGTGGCAGCGCTCCGCCCGCTTTAATCCAGTCGACGAGCCGAAAATACATTTCCGCGCGCTTGTTGGCGTAGCGATCCGCCGCGGCGGCATTGGCGGCGAATTGCACTGGGATGGCCGTCTTGCCCAGCACGCTCAGTTGGTCGATCCATGTAAACCCCAGGCCGCCCGTGGCATCGACGAACGCAGCGTCGACATTGAATTCGTTCCACATGCGGTTGACGATACTGGCGCCCACAAGGCCGTTCTCGACATTGCGATAGCGATTGAGATTGAACATCTGCGGACCTTGGCGGCGCGCGATCACGCTCATGTCGTCACCCTGCCTAGCCACGTCGACTCCTATCACAATAGGCTGCGGCCCAATTTCGAATGGACGATAGTAGCGCTTCTGGGCGGCGCGCACTTCGTCATCGCCGATCAGCGCGTTCAGAGACGTTTGTGGGAACTGCCCGAACACGTTGACGCGCACCCACGGATTATCGGCGCCGTATTTCTCAATCTGTTGCCGCGCCCATTCGATCGGCACGCGCTTGGCGCGCTTGGGATCATCCGGATCGCCCGTGATCTGCACGACGTGCCAGAGATGCTTTTCCGCCGTGCATGCGCGATAGAGCGGCCCAGACAGGTGCGTGGGATTTCCAGCTAGAACGATATGCGTTTCAATGCCGCCTGCCAGCACGGCTTCAGCCGACGCCATCACCGCATCGGGAATGCCGCCCGCCTCGTCGAGAATGAACATCGCGTAATCCTGATGGAGTCCGGCCAGCGTATCAGCCTGAGCGGCGGCATTGCCGCTCTTCGGCCAAGTGCGGCGGGCCATCCACCAGTCGGCCGGTTTCTGCTTGGAAAAGATGCGCTCGGACGTCCACTCGAATGCTTCCTGCAGCAGCGGGGCCACGCCCTGCCACTTTGACATTTCCTTCCAAAGTCCGTCTCGCAAGTTGTCACCGCTGATCGACGTCGCTGCGATATTCGGATTTGGGCGCGTCAGAAGGAAGTTCCATGCGATCCATGCGAGGACCGTCGTGTTGTGCGTGACGATGAAATCGTTCGCGAGATAGCACTTCGACGGATGATCGATCTCGATGCACATGGAGTCTTCATATCCATCCGGCTCTATGCGATCGATGTATCGTTTCAAATATCGTTCTGTTGATCTATTGCGGCCCGGGTCCATCCATCGATCCGCCTTGTGCGGAATCCGAAATGGATTAAACGGCGTCCGCACCGTAACGCGGAAACAGTCGCGGCATTCAACGAGAATGCCGTCCTCATTCCGATACCATCCCTCTTTGATCGCTTCCTTTATGAATGCACACCCCCCTAGGGACCGCACGAGCCACACCACGTCGTTCGCAAGCCTTTCGGACGTAGTGTCATATTCCATATGACTTTCTTCGCCGATGCAGCCGTCTGTATCCATGAGCCCGCAGAGTAAATCTTTCCTCTGCTCAATCGAAGCGTACTTGTAGTTATTCGGAATGAAACGGTCCGGACTTCCGCACTTGAAACATTCAAGAGCGCGGAATTCATCAATAGCGCCCGAGATTGTTACGAGTTTTCCGTCTTTCCCGCGCCGAGTGTTGTATCCGCGGCGAGATATTTCCTCTTCAACTTCAAGGTACGGCTTCGTGTATCGAGGTTCGTTCTTGTGGCCATCGCCGATCCAGACGCCAGCCAGATACGGATCAAGAGCTTGGCGAGCCGCAGGGAAGGCGGCCGGGCCATGCCTAGGAATCTCAAATTGCCGCCCCGACCACCGCCCATTCTTCACGCGTATGCCGCGTTTGATGATCTGGTCGGTGGTCAAAACTACCCAGTTTTCTTTTCCTTCGATCTTGAAAGATATGCGCTGACGCTCTGCCGCGCCTCGGACTTTCCAAAGATGATCAGCGCCCGCGCGGGTGGATGACCCGTCGTCAAACCACACTCGGTAAATCTTCTTCCTTCCATTCTCATGGCGCTTAGAAACTCGCGTCAGAGTGCCGTCCTCGGCGAACAGAAAATCTCCTTCCAGAATATCTCCCCACTTGCGCGGGCCACTCGGAGTTTCAATCACCAATGATTTCGGATGGAGCTTGCCCGGCCCCTTGTTCGCCTTCATCGCCAGGCGCTGCTTATGCGGGAAGGCCTCCAGAACTTCAGCCTGCCAGTCGTCGGGCTCTACCTTAAAAAGCTGCTTCACCATCTGGACCGGACTTGCGCGCCACTGCGCGATCAAGCCCTTGGGGCCGCCTAGTTCTATTCCGGCCATCAGCCCCTCCCACCCGGAGCGATGGGCCGCTGCGCCGGGGAGGGCGGGTCCTTGGCGGCGTTCAGGGCACCGGCCTTCAGGACCTCGGCGATGGCCGCAATGCTGGCGTTGAGTTCGGCCAAGGCGGCGAGGAGGGCGGCTTTGAAGTCGTCGTCCGACATGCCCGAGCGTACCACAGCCTGGGGTGGCGCTCTAGCGGCCCTGCGGGTGGAGTGGGATGATCTCCGCCGAGGGTGGCTGGAGGCGCTGCAGTTCCTCGATGGCCTCCCGAATCGTGGCGGCGTGAAGCGGCTGCTTATCCAGCTTCAGCGCGTGCTCGATGTCGTGGAGGCGGTCGAGGAGAGGGCGGGGCATCAGACGACGCGGGGTTCATCGTTTTGGAGAACGTCGATGATCCGGATCGGGATTTCATCAAGGGTGTCGACGAGGTTCCCGTCACTGCTCTGCAAGGTGATGATTGGGAGTTCCTGTTTCATCGCCTGCACGTCAAGCCAGTGGCGCGCGGTACGGTTAATATAGAAAGCGACCCGCATGTCGTCGACGCGCTTCGGAATCTGGTCGATTGCCTTTCGCATCCATCCGATCAAATCGGGCGGTGTCGGGCCAGCAAGTCCCGCTTCGGTGATATCGACGTTTGCGATGCGCACGAAATAGCGCCAGTCAGGAATGCACAAGCCAGATTTCCACTGCATCCAACTCAGAAGAGCGGCCCACTTCTCGCCGTCTTTGCCTGGCATCTCCCTTTCGCCATGGTCGACGAAATTGATTCCCGCTTTGCTTCCTTGCGGAAATAGACCGTAGCCCGTGCGCGGGGACCATGCAGCCAGCCATATCGACGTGTTTGCGCTCGCCGTTCCGCCAGCATCCATGATGTTCGCGCCGCACCGAACTTCGGTGATGGAGTTGAAAAAAGAGGACAGCCCCATAAAATCGGCAGGATTTTTGATGGCATCGCCATAGAAAACTTGCCGCTGCATCTCCTGATTGATGCCCTCCCAAAACGCCATGTCTTCAGACAGGCGAAACTTCACTTGATCCCCAGCCTGATCAGCAAGTTTCTTGTCGACCTCGGAGTATCCTTCTATGCAGCCGGTATCCCAGCGGGCAACACCGGCGGTGTCCCGCAGGCCTGTCGGGGCCGCCGACGTGACCCTCATCGGTGCTTCATGCGCGCTCTTCGCATTGCACTCCTTGAACAGCATGTCGTCGAGCAACGGATTGACCGAGACTGCGTAGTTGATCAGCGCGGCCTCTTTGCTTTCGGGCCCCAGTCTTGCGGCCCAATCGGAAAGCAGAAGGCATTCTTTGGTTTCCATGTCGTTCATCCTTTTCTCCTCACGCTGCGCCTCGCGCTCGAGCCGGTCCGGATCGGTCGACGCCGCCTTCTGACGGCGGAGATTTTCCGCCGCCACCGTTTGCTCGGACTTGATGGTCATTGCTACGCCTGGACGAAGTTCGCCTTCACGGCCTGCATCTGCAGGGCCTCGCACTGGGTGATGGCGATCGAGGCCGCGCGCTTGGTCGGCGCGTTGGCGTCCGGCGCCTCGCGGAGGTCGATCATCTGCTGGATGAGCGCGGCGCACAGAACCTTGGTCAGATCGACGCGCTGGTCGCCACTCGGGTTGAAGTTGCGCAGGACGTGCTTCTGGGCAACGTCGCCCACGGTTACGCCGTTCACGAAGGGCGGCGACCCATCCTGGAGATTCGTGTTGATTTGAACAGTGGTGGTCATCTTCTCTCTCCTTCAGGCGGCGGGATGCCGCGGTTGAACTAAATCCTCAATGCCCGCACCCCGCGTATCCCTCCCTCAAGCTGGTCTGGGTTACGCAGTTACAAAGTTCACTCGTGACCGGCGATAGCTGCGGTGCGTATTTTAACGGGTGGCCTTCCCGCCCTCCGCCGTAACCACGGCCTCTGGGATTGATCCGGCAAGCCGGGCCGCAGTTTCCTTCCTTCGCGTGACCTCCGGAAGCGGTCGGGGTTAGGTCCCGGCCGGTCTTGTGCGCTCCTACTCGGCTATGGCGAGCGCGTTCCAGGAGAGGCACATGGGGTAGACGGAAGTGGGGTTGGGGACGTATAGTCGTCCTCGACCGCCGCAATCGGTCATCCGCTGAAGGGACTGCCTCTACAGACCTTCGGCTAGAACGGGCTCCTTCACGGGGGCCCGTTCCTCGTTGCAGACTACGCCTGCCCATCTTTACCTGCAAGCACGTTCGGCCCTTTCGGCACAGGCATGAAGTGGGTCGCAACGCCAAACGAATCGTTCAGCCAAAAGCCGCCGCCAGCAGCGGGTTCCACGAACCAGCCCTCGCGACTCCAGATTTCCGAGACCTGATAGTGGCAGTTGGGCAAGCGATAGCCACCGCCCGGCTTCTTCATCCAGAGATCGACCGCCGTGCCGTCCTTCGGGGCGTGGGCGATGTTCGTCCAGACGCTCATCGAAGTCCCCCTTCGGGCATTTCAAGATCGAGACCGATCAGGTCGTCCAGCTCCGGCCAGCGTGGAAAGAACACATACGACACGCTGCCCGGCTGGAAGGTTATGCTGTGATTTCCATAATCAGGGCCGGCAGGAATGATTAACGGAGGGTTCGCCGCCCACTCTGCCATGCGCAAGAAAATGCGCTCGCGGTAGGTCAAGGGATCGGCCTTTCCAAAATCTCGCGCAACTTCTGGAGCGACGGCGTGTTCTCGATCACCCGCTCGTCCGACGCCATCGACAGCAGCGCCTGCGACATGAACCCGTTGAACTGGTCCCGCGCCTTCTGCGGACGAGATCGCGGTAACTGGAACCCGGGCTTGGCCTTCGGCGCCCATTTGACGTGAGCGGTCACTTCGAAAGCCCCTTCTCGAGCAGCGCCACGCCCAGGCCCCCGATCTCCACAAACTCCGCCGCGCTCACCTTCACCGTCCGCGTCACCTTCACCCCCGCCGCCAGAAGACCCGTCAGCGTCACATGCGGCAACGCCTGAAACTCATCGTCCGTGAGTTCGCAGCAAACCCGAACCCCAGCCTTCGTCAGGAGCCACGTCGCGGAGCGGGTCATTTCAATGCCTTCTCGAGAAGCGCCCGGATTGTTTCCGACATCGAATCCGCGCCGCGGCGCTTTTGCTCAGCCTCAAGGCGCCGGATCATGGAAAGGGTCAGAGAGGCTCCTACTTGCCGAGTCGGCTCGCACCGGGCGCGCTGACGGTTAACTGTTTTGGGTCGCTTGACGATTTCTTGCGTCTCAAAGTTTGCGGCCCGCATTCCGTTGTCCGTCTCAAGCAGGGGCACCATGACCACCGTTCCGCCGCGCGCCTGTATTTCCCGCAACCTCTCTCCCGCCGGGGTCCGCGCACACTTATGCGCCTGAAACCGTAGATGCGGCTTAAAGCTCTTCCCGATGTAGAAGAAGTCCGCCGGCGCGCGAGCGTCCGCAAGCCCATAGACGGTCCACCGGTATCGCGCTGAAGGATTGCCCTCGATGATCACTTCAATCCTCCCCGAGCCTCGTCGACCAGCGCCCGGATCAGATCGACCCGGCTTGGCTGCTTCCGACGCACATACTCCGCGTCCAGCCAAGCCACCGCCTCGGGATCGAATTTGATCAGCACCGGAACCCGACCCGGGTAAGCCGACCCCGCCGGCCGACCCCGACCCTTCATCACCGGCGAAGCCGGTTCGATGGATTTTGCCGCAGCCCGCTCGGACGCCTCGACCGTCTTCCGGACGACCGCTCGCGTCACCGCCTCGGCCTTCTTCGAAAACATCGGCGTCACGACCGGACCACGCGGAATACAGCGATGCGCCTTTCCGACCATGTTCAGATTTAGACCGCACTTGGGACAAGGGTCACTTTTCATACCCGAGACCATAGGCGCGCTATTTATAAATATCTAGGAAATACTTTTAATTCATCCGCAGAAACTCTCAGGAATTTTGCCGGGGCGCCTGTGTCGTACTGTATAGGCAGGCCTCGGACCGGCCACCCCACCTCCCCCAAGTCATCCTGGCAGCCCGATCGACCTAATAGGCGCGCGCTGCCAGCCACAATCTAAACGTGACGCCTGCCTTTAGTCGCGCAGCGGCTCGCGAAACATGATCGTATAATCAGCGTTCCGTAATATCGGCTTCATTGATTTCATTGATCTTTTCAGACTTTGCCGCTTATTGGAAAGAGCCGGCGCTGGCGAGCACAAGGGCTAGTAGGTCGCAGCGCCTTACTTGCCGCTCGTCTCGATCTCGGCCGGCGGCTCGAAAGATGACGCGCCTTCAATAACCTTGGCGTCTACAGGCTTCGCCTGCTCGCCCAGGCTCGACTCCACGAGGTGCGATAGGTTCACGCTGCCGCTGTGCTCCACGGCCTTGGTGTCCCGCCATTTGGCCTTTTGCCGGTTGGTCAGCCACAGCACGCCAGCATTCACGTTTGGCGGGTAATGCTTTGTAACTTCAGTCTTTTCCAGCACGCCAGCGACCACGTTTAGCTTGGTCTCGCGGTGCTTGTATCCCACGGCTGCGGCAAACATCGACTTCGCAACGCGCATATCCGCCACTTCTCGCCCATTTTCGATTGCCTTGCGGAAGCGGGGGATTTCAACCATCCAACGCTCGATAGACGACAGGGAAACACCAAAGAACGCGGCTAATTCGGGGTTTGTCGCTCCTAGCATACAATAATCAGTGGCGCGCTTGCA